CCCGCGCGATCACCTGCGTATTAGACATAGTTGGGAGCCTCCTAACATTATTGCATTAGGTAGGCAAAGCGTTATACCTATTAGCATAAAACAATTTGTTATACTGTGTTGTATCACTGCTTTGATTTGGTCTTGCTCTTAGCATTAGTGATATGCTCTTGTACTGTAGCTTTGCTAGGGATACTAACAACAGTATGGCCTAATGATTTCATTTTACGTTGTAGTACAATGTTCTCACCATGATGAAGTATGGCACTCACTCGATTCATACCGCATCCCATTAGCTTCCCGATCTCACGGTATGTCATGCCTTTAACTCTGTTGTGATAGGCTCTCTCGCAGTCGTAGGTATCAATCCACTTAGCAGTCTCTTCTTCCTCAGTAATAGTCTCAAGCTTGTCAGGATAACTCATCCAGCCTTTAGCAATAGCATTAAGCACAAGTGATGGTGCTTGATTTAAAAGGCTTAGTTTGCTCTGTGATTCAAGCAGATCATCCTTAGAGATCTCACCTTCTTGGACTTGACGAGTAAGGTATTTCTGTACGCCTCCCATATTACTGTTGGTTCTTTTCTTGTGTAGCTGCGATCTGGTTGAGCAGATCAACGATAGAGTTATTGGAGTGGATAAGCTCCATCTCCAGCTTACGAGCCAATGCAAATACAACTGTTAGCGTTAGTATCGGATAATGCTTCCTAAGCTTCTCAATCTCGGCGTCACAACGTGGAGTTGCTGACTTAGTATCTTCAAAGAACTCTGAGGTAGTTGTCATGGTGTTAAATGGTTTGTTGTATATCAAAAAGGGATGTCATCTTCAGGTCCAAGAGGATCGTTAGCAGATACCTTCTTGGTTGCTTGCTTAGGCTCACGGTTGTCTGTCTCTACATAGTTACCAAGGATTGGACCTTTATGCCCATCTTGTCTGGCTTGTTTGGATACAGACTGAACAATCATTCCATCGTTGCCGTACTGGTCGCGGCCAGCCTTATTGGTAATGAGAGCGATATCCAAATACGTTCCCGACTTACCTTTGAAGAGATGGGTCTTGTCTACCTTAGTAACGTCAATCTTGCCGGTGATCATGGTGTTTATGTTGGACTTAGGTCCTGTGATAGGTTGGCAGACTTGTTTAGGGGAGTCAACCTGTCGTTGGGTTTTTTAAACTTAGGTATCCATACCGCACTCGCTGAACCGGCAGAACCGTCCATCGTACCAGAGCTTTACGGCTCCACATTCACCGTCTCGTTGTTTGGCGATTGCAATCACAGCTTCTCCCTTTGGTTGGTTGCGATCTCGATTGAGGAGCATCACCAGATCTGCATCGCGCTCCACCTGTCCTGACTCCCCTATGTCTGAAAGGCGCGGATTTCGCCCCTTATCTTTCTCGTTTTCCCTGTTGAGTTGCGCCAAAGAAATGATGGCAGTCTTGGTATCTACCGCGATTGCTTTAAGCTTGCCGCTGACCTCACCGATCTCGTAAGTCTTCTTCTCGGCTCCTTTGCTACCGTGGATCTTCTGGATGTAGTCGATCAGGACCAGCCGGACTCCCCATTTGCGGACCGCTCGCCGGATTACTGCTGTGATGGCAGCAATGTTTGAGACAGACGATCCAGAGGCAAAGTGTAATGGGCTGGCTGCGATCTTAGCTGATGCGCTGCTCATTGCTTTCATACCTCCCTGATCCATCTCTCCGGTCTTAATATCCTGCATTGGTATTGATCCAACAGTTGAAACCAATCGTCTAATAATAGCTTCATCAGACATCTCTAACGAAATAAACAGCGTTGGCGTTCCGTCTTCTATGGTTGCTGCTTTAGCAATAGCGATAGCCATCGCAGTCTTACCAATAGATGGACGAGCAGCGATAATTGCGAGTTCTCCAAGTTGAAAACCATCGGTCATCTGATTGAGTTTCCAGAAGCCGGTATTGATCCCGCTCAACTGTCCTCGTCGATTGAACCGCTCTTGCGTCGAGTCGATAAATCTTGAGACAACGGACTTGCTGGATTGAAGATCGTCTTTGGATGCCTCAACGCTGAGTCCCTGTTCGGCATTAGCGACGATTTGATCCACGGTTAGGGTCACCACAGCGGAATCGCGAATCAAGCGGTCTCCAGCGAAACGTAGCTGTCTCCGGTGGTGAGCTTCCAGAACGCTCTTGGCGAACATTGGGTAACCGGATGGTGATGGGCAAAGCTCATCGCAGCGGTTCCAAGCTTCAAATGGTACTGCTGAACTTGTAATGGTTCGTTTCCATTCCTTCATTAACTCCGGCAATGTCACTCGCTTGTTTTGAGTGATGAGGCTTTTTATGGTTTCGTAAGTTAAAGCCAGTTGTTCGTTTTGAATTGCTGCTGTTGGAACTTCAGCGAATGCGTCAAAGCAAATGTCAGAGCCTCCAGCGATACACGCTCCAATCAGACCAAACTCATCGTCTTCAGCAAAAAAGGGATCGCTCATAGGTAATTGCGGATATCCATATCAATTGAAGTTGTTTGATTTGGCTGGCTTGCAAGTAGCTGTTGCGAGTCATCGTCCCCAGACTTGCAGCGATCAATCTCAGTGTTCCAATTGTTAAGCAGAGTCATAATGTCTTTGCGTCGATACTTGTTCTTAGTCTCGTAACGAGCATCGAGAAGCTGAAGGTCTGACTCGGAGGTCTTAAGCTTGACCACAAGCTTGAGAGCTTTGAGTTCAGAGGGTTGCCAATCGGTTCCTTCTCGTCTGCGAAACCATTTGTTTATCCGAGAGCGAAGCGAATCGAGTTCGGGATCTGAAACGCTTGGAGTTGGCAAAGAAGAATCTATCTTCTCTATCTTCTCTTCTCTATAGGTTACCCCACGGGTTATGTCTGGGATAACCGGAATCGGTTCTGGGTTAACCGGCGGGTTACCCGTGGGTTTCTTTGGTCTCCCTCCTTTGGCTCCATTTGACCAAGAGCAAATCAATCCAGCGTTTACCTCATCCCATTGATGGGCAATCAAACAGCCGTCTTCGGATCGGCAAAATGTCTGGAGCATTGCGTCCCAGAACTCTTGAGCGTCTCCGTTCCATCTGCATACAGCCGACAAGATGGCAGGATTCCAATCAGCAAACCTGTTTGTCTTTCTGGTCTGACAGTGCGCCCATAGCCGAATAACGTGCAATGGAGCGGTTTCAGTGTCTAACAGTCTGCTTAGTAATCGTGTTTTCCAGTGATCTAGGAAGTCTAGTTCTACAATCATGTTTCAAGACAGAAAACCCCACTCAGTCTGTGGTGAGAACTCCCGCTGAAGCGACGGGACGTACACAGAAAGAGTGGGGAGAAATTGGTTGAACATGGCTTCATTTTTGAATGTCATCGCTTGCTTCTCACGGCTCGCGCTGACCTCTGATCTCTAACTCGGGATCACAGACTTGTCGAGATCAAACTTATCAAAGAACTCAGCCTTTGGTCGAACGTAGAAGATCTCTCCTCGTTGGTAGATCACGCAGAGCCTCTTAGTCTCACCGATCCTTAGTTGAGCTTCGGAAACAAACTCAACCTCAACAGTTGGCTTAGTCTTTGACAGGTATTTCATCGCTTGAGCCTTAGCTTTTTAGATCTCACACTCCAAACCCAAAAGTAAGAAACACGATACTTAGCAGCTAACTGTTTGTTAGTCATGCTCTTGTCAGCTTGTCGCACCGCATCGACAATCTGCTGCGGTATCTTGAGTCCCTTTGGTCGTCCCCTTCCACGCTTAGGACTGCGTTTGGGCTTAAGTGTTCTCAAGACTTCTTTGGTCTCCACCTTCTTGTGGACTCCGAGCAATCTGGAGATTCCGCTTTTGATTTCGTTGAGTATGTTCATTTTCTGGTCTTATTGTGTCTGATTTTGTGTATCCAGCCTATGCTGACGGCGTAGTCTTCTTTGATTTGTCTGTATGTTCTATTGTTCTGAAGGTCTTCTAATACTTCTAACACCACTGCTTGAGGTATATGTCCGCGCTTTGGTATGTATGATTCATTTCTTATTGTCATTCAATTTTAGATTTACTCTCTCTAATGTCCCATATGGTTGAAGATGATATGCCATATTTCTTAGCTAACTCACGGCAAGTGTAGGTTAAATGCTCTCCAAGAATGGCTTTACGGATATCCGCTGGAACAGTTTCGTATCTCCGATAGCGTTTGATTTTAGTCTTTTTTAATGGAGCGACAGCACCAAGCATCTTCTCCATTGATTGCTTTGTGAGACCTAATTTTTCAAGCAAGCTCACGGCTTTGCCTCCCTCCACAGCAGTAAGTCCGCTCGCATTGCGTCGTTGTCGGTTTCGAGTTGTTTGATACGGTCCTCCATCTTGCGGACCTCCAGAGCAATTTTGCGCAGTGAGTTTTTATCACACAGGCCAAACGGATCTTCCGCTATGTACAGCAGTCGTTCCTCAAGTGTCACGGCTTGGCCTCCTTGGCTTTCATCCAGTACTCCTGACCTACACGTTCCGACCACTTGAACATTTCATCCCCCGCATCCTCCAGCCGCTGGATGCGCTGCTTCGCTTCCTCCGCACCTGCGTAGAGTTGCGCTACTTTCGCGGTCAGTCGCTCAATCTCTGCGTTGGCCGTGGTGAGTTCGCGTTCGATGTCACAACCCACCTTCCAGATTTTTGCAAATCCAGCATCAGGATGGTCTAGGAGTGCAGATTGCATTCTCGGTGTATCGCTCATTTCGACTCCTTGTTCTTCCGGTTCCGTGTCCAGTAACTGAACGCATAGTTCTTCACCTTCTTAGCCGCCTTATGGATTTCTCCAGCCTCTTTCTTGCTGATGCTGTACACTCCGGTACCTCCTTTAATAATGCTCTGTATTCTGTCGCTCATAGTGCCATCTCCTTATCTAGCCACTCCCTAATGATCTTATCCGTAAGGTGTTGGCTTTTGATTCCTTCTTTCTTGCAGTACTGCTTAAGCTTTTTGTGGGTATCTTCTGATATTAAAATGGTTTTCTTCATAGATGCTTTTTGACTTTGTTCCAGTAACTGACAGTCGCTGACTTCTTGTGACCAGTAGGTCCACCGTTCCAGATTCGCGCGGCTTCCTCGTTGCTCCTGCCGTCAGCGTACCGGCTGAGATAAATCTCGCAAACTCGACGAGCCGCAACTCGATTTGTCATCTGGGCGTGAGTGTAGCTGGTGCCAGCAATCCGGTTTGCGTCCACGACAACCGCTCTGTGGATCTGGAGCGCACCGATAGCGGCTCCAGCGTCTCCAATGGCTAGATCAGGGTTCCGGCAACCGCCGGTCTCCACGGTGATCAGAGCCGCGATCAAAGGTCCGAGGTTCATCGGAGACCTTTCATAAAAGCAGCGGCTTTGGCTTGGTAGAGTTCGTCTGCTGAGAGCAGTCGGCCACTGTTGTCGGTGATGCCGATTAACTCCCGAGTGTGTAACCAGACCTCCCGCGCTCGTAGAGCCTCAAGGATAGAGGAGTGCTGGCTTAACGACTTACTGTTCCGATCTTTGCAATGATAACGCATTATTTAATGGTGTTGATGGTTTCAGTTGAGAATCTCACAAGCGGAGAGCCGCTTCTTGGCTCCCACCTCGCGGCAGGAAATGCTGTTGCCGTTGTAACGCTGGCGACTGGCTCCAGTGCGGCTCATGCTGCTCTTAGGGGACTCTCCGTTGATTTCCAGCACTTCGACAACCAGAGCCATTTTCTCGCTGGTCTTGGTTGCTTTGGCGGTGATGGTAACTCCGCGCCAACCGGCAGGAGTGTAAACGGATGCGGTGTATTTGATTTCGATGGTCATGGTATTTGATGGTTTTAAGCGTTTAACGTATGCGCTCCCCACGTTTGAAAATTACTTCAACCAATGCTTCTCTTGAATCGGCTGCTCTTGATCCAGTTGGAAGTGATAGGAAGATCCACCGTCAACAAAGCTAAACTTCACTGATGGCCCACCGTACCAGCCCATAATCGGGCAGAACGTGTTGGTTGTGCGAGTAATGCCTGAAACGATCTGAGTGCTTGATCCAAGTGGTCCACGTTGGACCCTCACGAGATCTCCAACCTCAATGCCGGAGAACGATTCGATGTCTTTGAATTGCATGGTTTTTAATGGTTTTGATTCTTGCCGTTTTTCTTGGGCGTACTTGCCTTCGATAAGTAGAGTTAAACCCATCGTTGGGTTGCCTTCAACAAAAATCTGCAACTTTCTTCAGATTTATTTCAGAGGCTCTAAAATCAGCGAAATGCTGAGGAAATCGCGGTGTTTCGTGCGGTGAACTTACCTGTCGCAGGATCTCCCTGCGCACCATTCCGCGATTTCTGAGAGGCTATTCTGCCGAGATTCTCACGCTGCAACCAACGGCATCGAGCGCGTAGGATTTGGTCGCTGAGATGAAGCAAACTTGGCTGTCATCCAGCCAGACTCGTTGAGTGTCGGTGATCGCGTCCGTCACAGCTTTTATCAGGTTGTCCAAGTCCGGCTTTTTCTGGCACCAGACTGGTGATTTCGGCTTCGGTACACCGTGCTTGTCCAGATGCACCTTTGGTCTCGGCAGGAAAAAGTCTAGCTGGATACGAACAACTCCCGCTATAATTGATTCTGGAGCGTTTGCGACGGCTTGTCTGCGGACCTCTTGCTTCCAGATCTCCGCTCCGTCTGGCGTGTAAACTCCAGCGTGACCACCGCGCACATAAGCTTTTACCCTCGGTTGAGCCTTCGGGATTCCAGCGACGAAAAAGCTAAGATTCATGTCCTGAAGGGATGATCTCGCTGATGCGTCCGGTGATCCGAGGATTAGCGTACCACCAGCCGGTTGAGCTTTTGTCGGCCACTGCATCGCAGTCCCCATCGAACATGATATGAGTCCCCTCGATAAGCAGATTTACAGCGTCCATATCATCGTTATCAAACGAGCGAAAGGTGACCCGTTGAGCGTAGGGTTTACCGTTGCCCAACGTGCGTTTCTCAAACTCGATAACTGCGATCAAAAACTGTTTTCCGTCGTCGGTCGTGATGATCTCGGCATCACTGTGGAGCCGCCCAAAGCCTCTGGCCCATAGATGCCTCATCGCGTGTAGCTCTCCAGTCGAGCGGGGGAGTAGGATGGGGATTTCGCAATCTTACCGTCGCTCCTCCTCACAATATGGCGGTTGTCCCCAACGCGAGTTGACCGGCAGTCAGCAGGGATGGAGTCGATCTCATCGTCAGTCCAGACTTTGCTCATGTTGCTGCGGTGGATTTCCGTAAATGCAGCATCGACTTGATGCGGACTAAAGCCAGCGGCCAGCGCGGCTCCGTAGACGACGTAGAGAAGATCCCCAACAGCGTCCAGATACTCTTTCGGGTTGGTTGCTTCAGCCAACTCTTGAGCCTCCTCATCGATAAGCCGGTATCGCAGATTTTGCGTCACCGGATCGGGCATGATCGGGCTTTTTGGGACAAGCTGTTGGTAGGTACGCATAAAATCGCGCACCAGTTCCATTGGATGGGTTTGATTCATTTGATTCGGGTCAATGTCGGTTGTCCGGTCTTGCTTTCAGTGCATCCGTCGAGGAGCGCGTCTAGTTTGGATTCTAACTCGCGGCCTTTGGTTCCAGTTGCTAGTTTGACCGCATCTTTGAGCTTGGTCTTGTTAATAGTGATCGCGGAACTTAGCTGCTCGTAGGTTCCCAACTCTAGGAAGCGTGAAGCCACTTGCTCAGAGTTCGTAATAGACTCGCGGACAGAGCCATCTTTGAGCGTCCAGCCTTCGATGACTTCTCCATCACTCAGTCTGCGTCGAGCTTCAGACTTACAGGCTTCGATGACAGCCTCCGCTTGAGCCGCTCTGTCGAGGAATTGCGCTAGATGGCTGGATGTTAGGGTTGCCGCAATCGCGTCCGGCGTGATGCCTTCTGGAGCGTTGGCAAGCGGTCCAGTGACCGCTAGTTCCCGCGCTTCGGAGCAATAGGGTTTTCCCTTACAATACTTGCAAGCGGACTCTGATGGAGTGCGCGGTTGGTCCGGTTGCATGATCGCAGACATCAGCGACTGCGACTCACGCACCGCATCCATCAGGTCGCCTAACTCGTAGGATGCAACGCTCGGAGGTCCAGCTAGAGGTTGGACGATGGCGACCGTAATTGCCTCTAACGTAAAGCCAAACGACTCATGCAGCAGAGCGACCAAGCAGCGCAACTGGAGGTTCTCCGCTGCGTTCTCGACTGTTCCTCTGCCGCTCTTGTAGTCGATGATTAGAGCGTTGTTGCCTTCGACATAGACAACATCTGGCTTGCCGCTCCAGAGCCGTTTGTCTTCTTGACCAAGACCGTAGTTCTGAAGGGACCACAACCGCTTCTCGCGGAAGACTTGCGGCTCCTCGGTAGAGTTCGCGAACACTTGTTTCACTAGTTCCGCTTCCTGCTCTCGGCAGCGGTCGATGATGTAGGTCTCGTCTGTGGTGAGATTTGTCACCGGCTCCAGAGCGAGCGCGGAGTGGATGCGGTTGCCGGTCGCAGCGTCTCCGCTGGACTCAGTCTCTGCGATTGCCTTCTCCAACTGCCAACTTCCCAGACAAGAAGCGTACCGGCTCGCGGCAGATGCGCTCGGTAGACCATTACGCTCGTCACTCATTGGACTTCCCTTCGTGCAAGATGGCTTCGGTAGGTTGAACCGTAGCGGTGGGGATCGGGTTATTCTCGGGGAGGTACTCGTGCGGTTGCGGCTCCACCTTCGGCTCCAGCTTGCTGCGGAAGATTGGGCGAGATGGCGTGACGTTGACTTGCACCGAAGGAACAGCCTCCTCGTCGTCCACGATCCCGCTGAACCCAAAGGCTACGCGAGCGCATTGGATCAACGCTTTGTGTCGGAGCATTCGACGAGGGTTGACTTTCCACGGCTCCGTTGCGCGGTTGCACTCGCTGAAGAACTCGGTGATCTCCACGGGACGCGAGCGATCTTTAAGGTAGATGGTTGCAGTCACCGAAAACGGCTTGCCATCGACGTCATCAGTGCGGAACTGGATGCCGTCAAACTGCGGATGCCGATTCATCAGCTTGATCCAGCCGTCCACTGAGACCACTGGAGTAATCCCTCCAGAGCGACCGGGGAATGCGTAAATCTCCTTAGTGAATGGATTCAGGTCGTACTGATTTGCAGTGACCACAAACGCCAGAAGCTCCTCATTGGTAGCTTTCGGCATCAGAGTAGCGCGGAGAGTATCGAGCAGCTTGATCGGCTCGACGCTGAATTTACCGGCCATCACCGACAGCGCGGACTGTTTCTGACTTGGTATTAGTTCGTTTTTCATAGGTCTTCGGTCTTCCGCCTTTCCGTCCGTTTGTGCGGGAAGCAGAGGCTTTTGCCGTTGATTTGGACGCTCCTAGCTCCCCTGCGAGATCGCGGAGACTTGCGGCAAAGATGCGCTGACAGTGCGGACATTTCATCGACGCGAGAACCGATAACCTATCGGTGGGTTTCTGTCAAGCTACATCGAGGTCAACCAGTCGAATCGTCCGGTAGAGATCGCCGTTAGTAACATCAACGTAGCTGGCTCCAATGACCGTCTCGCCAAATCCGTAGGAGCGCATAGGTCTCCACACTGTTGCCGGTGTAATTATACCACCAGATGCACTAATCACTGCATTTGTACAGTCAAAGTTAAAGGAGTTAAATCCTTTTGATCTACAATAAGTGGCAAGCTCTGTTTGGCTTACAACCCAATAATAAGCCATTATCAAAGGGTCGTTATCAAACAGTTTTTTAGCATGAACACCATTGGCTAGAAACGAGTTGTATTGATTTTCATCAATAAAGAAACACGGTCCTTCTGATAGATCCAAACAAGTTACGGTTAAGTCCTTTGGCATTAAGACCCCTAACGTTGATCCCTGCAAATTACCACCGGGACCAAAACTATAGATAGGACACCATTCCTCACCGTGACCCATCGGAACCGCTCGATTCCATCCACCAACGTGTGCTTCTAACAAGTTCCAAAGGAAAGCGGACTTTGGAATTTTGTGATAAAATTCCCCAATGCCGTCGTAATTAAGAGCGTTAGCTGTTGAACTATAAGGAAGATTAAAATATGACTCACCCATCCATCTTATGTCAGCAATCTGAGCTTGCGCTGAAGTTGTGACAGAAATTTGACCGTAAAAAGGTGCCAAACCAGCCATTGCTGGATTGTTAAGATCTTTGAATACGTCATCAGCAACACCAGTGCTTTGGACAGTCTGATTTGGTTTCCCAAGTATTCTTACAGAAGCATCAACACCTCCTTTACCCCCCCATTTGTTGATCCAGAAATCAGAACCAAACACATTGGTTATAACAGGAGCAAGAGGGTCTGTTGTGTAGACTCTTTGCAGATCGTAATCGTAAACGCTGCTTGAGAATCCCCACGGTCCACCGGCAGGAACATAAGCGCAATCGACGGCTGGATGGTAATTTTCCGATCCTATTGCTGTTCCAATCTGAGGAAAAACGTGACCGTAAAGACCACTGTAATTGCTCGGTTGAGCAATTATGTAGGTCTTCTTTGCTGATATGTATGGGGTGCCAATCCATGCACCAACGCCAAATCCTTTTGGTCTTAAATCCGTCCGCAACTCTATTACGTTTGCGGTTCGCTCGTAGTTTGGCAAATGACTAAAAGCGTTGGCATCATAATTTTCTATTCCCCGAGCCGTTGATGCTACAGCCATTAACCCAAGAGGAGTCAACCTGACAATCCCAACTTTCTCCTCTGGTATATCGACTACATCATCATAATTGACGAGAAATCCTTCTTCTACCGCAATCCGTCTGCGAAGAGTTCGCATCGTTTCCATCCACGTTGGGACGTTACCAGCTTGCCATTGAGTTGCGGTCTGAGGTGCTGCTACATTTTGAGTATAATAGTATTCTGGATAACCAATTAAAATGTTAGTGGTTGTTGGATTAATTTGCCAATAAGGCGCGTTGCCATAACGGAACACATTGCAATCAATAGGATATATCCTTACAATTGCATTGGGTCTTTTAGTGGTCATCACTAAAACATCTCCGCTTACTTCTACGTTAATTCCTATGCGTTCCAATTTTGGAACAAAGTCAGTAACGCCACTAAAGATTGTGATGTAATCTTCAAATACAGCATTAGTAAGACTGCTGTAAATCTGAACCCTAGCGCGTCCCCAAGTGAAGATCGCATCACCAATTGTTGTGTTTGCATCCGTAGGGTCCGCATATTCTGGATACATTGTGCGGATGTCGTACATATATCGAGCATCCACCCAAGCTCCCATTGCTCGCATCCACTGGAGCGCAATGAATGGATTGGCAATGTTGTTAGCTTTAGCAGATCGCTCCAAACGAACAGCCATCGAATCGTTCAATATTCCATACATTGGCGGACCACCAGCAAAATAGGGAACGTCTCCTGCGACGTAAGGGAAGAAATAAACGCAGGGAGTAGCATCACGCCAAGTCGATAGCCAAGTACCGTCAGCGCGTCTCCTGAACGATCTACAGCCCATTGCGGGGACTGTCTTGCGTTCTGCTGATCCGTCTGGCAATTGGAGAAAGACCGTCGCGTCTTTGCTTCCGCAGTTGTGGACTCTCCAGCAATCAAACCGCTGGTATGAGTTGAGAATCCTAAAGGTTGTAATGCCATCAAGCCTGATCTCAGCAACAGCGATTTTGTGCTTGTGAATTCTACCGGGAGGTAACGAAGGAGCAGAGCTAACTGAAGAAAAATAAGATCTTACATAAGACAGATATCCAGAATCCCAATCGTCCCATCCTAAATGAACATCGTAATCTACACCGTCAATCGTCCGCTTATGTAATTCAAATGATGTTTGAATTGCCCCAACATTGCAATACGTTGGATCGTAAGAATTAACATAATGATCAACATAAACCTGACCTCCAGCAACGTCTAAGTGTTTGCTTTCTAGCTTAGAAAGCTCAATTGCAATCTGAGTTTGAGTCAGAGTACTTCCAGAGATGTAGAAGCTTGTGTCGGGATCTCTAGAATAATCATATGTAACACCAAAAGGTATCTTGGAGCTAAGACCAACCACAAACGGAGTCTTACCGTCTAAAGTTCTGGCGCACTTATTGTCGAATCTCGCGTATAAATCATTGAGATTGCGAGCAGTCCACATCTTTTCGTTTCTATCAATTGCCAATGGCATATCAATAGAACCAAGATTCCTCCGAGGTTGTCATTGTGACTGTCTTTCCAGTCTGCTTTATCTTGAGCGTCGTGCCATTCGGAGTCTGCTCAATCGCTTGATCAGGTCCGGCAACAAGCTGGATCTTGCGGACTACGTCAATCAGTTGATTGATGGCGCGAGCGTGTTCTGCTTTGATACCACGCTCGGCAACTTTAGATGGTAGGGAGACAGCCATTAGATCTCGCAGAATTGAGCGAAGATTTTTACGCTTGATCCGCTGGTTACTGCTTTAAGATACAGGTTAGCATCAACTCGCGGAATAAGCATGAACTCTCCAGCAGGGATTTGGAACTGGTAAGGAGTAGAAACCCCAACATAGACCGCATATTGCAAGTCCAAGTTCGCGATCAACACTTTGTAGGGCAAAGAAAGATCGGCAGCAATCTCCAGCAATTCATCAGCAGCGGAACCGATATCTTGGGTGTTTTGACCCATATCAGTTCCAGTCATATTTGAGGTAGTGGAAAAAGTCTGCGAGTTGATTGATGCGCCATTCTTAGACGCGAACAACCTAGCGGACATTTCGATCTCGTTAGCCATAGGTCAGTTGGTTAAATCTCGCAGAACGTCGCTTGGATGGTAACAGCAGAGGTATTTGCTAGGAGATACAACGTCGCACTAACGTATGGCAACAGCAACGTCTCTCCAGCGGGGAGGCGCATTGTGTAAGTTCCAGAGACAAAGCCAAGCTCGACATAATTGGTATTGTCCAAGTTGGCGATCAGTAGCTTGTAAGGACTAGCTACATCAACCGGAACGTCTAGAGCTTCAACGGTGGTTCCAATCAATTGGGTTTGGGAACCCATATCGACTCCGGCCATCGTTGCGGATTTGGTGTAGGTTACGCTCGGCAAGAAAGCTCCACCTTTGGAAGCGTACAAGCGAGCCGTCATTTGAATTTCGTCAGCCATGTTGTGTTAGGTTAGATTGTAGGTGTTAGAGTGTCTACAGGATAAACAAAAGTGTCCCAAGCGGCAAATGTCCAAGTCTCATTGCGTTCAACTTGATTTGTTTTAATGACTAAAGAGGTTGAATCGTTTGCTTTTAACCAAGCCCAAATAGTTCCCTTTGGAGTTAAATTTGGATCAGCAGGAGCTTTTGGCATCATTGATATTACTGATGCAGGAAATTTATTCAGATTTGCCAAAAAAGTTCCAGTGTAAACAACTGGAACAAAAGAAGGTGTTTTTGGAAGTCCGTTTAATCCAGAATAATTTGATATCCTAGTCAAAGAAACTCTTGAGGTCTGAAAGCTAGTTTGACCGCGAGCAAACTTTACGACTAGCTGTCCAGCAATTGGGAACAATACGTCTGAGAATGTAAGCTTGTTGTTTTTAGGATCTTCACCGGCAAACTTAATGGCTCCATAGTAATCCCCTTCTGTTGCTCCGGTTCCAAAAGTTTCAACAAACCTTTTGGCTTCTGCTCTTACCTTTGCCAAATCAAATAAAGAAGCATCAATGTATTCTGTTCTAAACTCATATCGAAACGATGGTGTTTCATCATTAAGAGTTTGTTGAGTTATAGGTGCTGGTGTAGTAGCTGCACCAGTTTGGAGCGCGTAGTCTATCGGAACAGCGGTTCCGCTATAAGTAACAGTTGCTTCTGAATAAGGACCGTTTTCGATTATTTGATATTTTCCACCAGCGAGAACCCACGCAAGCGAAGCAACTCGCAAAGCGTCTTTGCTTCCTCTGTATTTGTAAACAACAACTAATCCAGTACCGTCTCCGCTGGTGTATTCCCGAGATACCTCAACGAATTGAAGTTGTTCTGGATTGATTAACGAGCTTTTGACAGTTCCCATATTATTCTCTTGAGATTACTTGTGCCGTTGTTGCGCTACTCTTAGCAATCAGTTTGAGTTGAATTGTCTGCTCAATAGCTTGTTTGATTGCGGAATCTTGACCGCTTTGAAAACCAGTGAATCCACCAATGCGAGCAAGCGAGTCTTGCGCTCCACCAAAAGAAAACGGTTGTCCGCGTATTTGCTGATACATCGTTTTTGGACCTTTAAATCTAGGATCGTTCGGGTCATCTTCAGGATTAACTGTGGGTTTAGTTCCAACAGCCATTTGAGCAATTATAGAAGGTATTTGCAGTGGTATAGAAAGTATTGCCGCAAGAGTTCCAGCTTCCTTTCTGAGAATTTCAAAAGTACGCAAAGCATTTTCAAGAGGACTAGTTGCTTGCGTTAGAATAGGAGCAGCGGTTACTTTTGCGGTTTTTTCTAATCTTTCAATTGCGTCGTTGAATTTTCCTAATGCTTCAATGTCTGATTTTTTGAATAACGATATTTGACCAAGTTGATTAAATTTTCCAGCAGCAAGCGCAGCTTTTACTAATTTAAGCCCAAGAAGATCTGTTGCGGCAGACATCATATCTGCATTGTTTCTGTTTGCGTTTAAAGCGGCTCCAAGCTTTATAAGAACTTGTTCGCTACCAACGGTTTCTTGGCTCAAATAATCAATTGAGATCCCAAGTCTTTCAAATGCCTCCCTTTGAGGTCCAGCAGATGTTAATGCGGAAATTCTTGCTTCATTAATTCTACCAATAGCACCTGCAATAGATTCAAATTTTACTCCAGATTGAGAAGCTAAAACTTGGAATTTTTGAACATCGTCTGTTGATATGTTCAATTGCTCGGCTAGATCACCTATATCATCAGCAAGAGAAACTATTGATTTGGCAAAACTCGTGATTGCAGCAACTGACAACGCTGCTCCCATCTTTGATGTTATGGAGTCCTTGAGATTGTTTCCAAATTTTTCGCCAACGCTTTGAGCGCGTTTAACGCCCATCTCAAATTGAGACGAATCAATTCCAAGCTTCACCAACATCGAGAGAATACCCATATTAGTTATCTTGTTGGTTTTGCCAAATGGCTTCGCTTTGATCGTCCCACAACTGCACGTTACCCATCATCTCTGCGTGAGCTAGAATCAGCCTTTCTGCGTCGCCAAGAGGCATCTTGACGGCATCGTCTGGTCCAATTCCTATATGGAGACAACCGACAAGCACTCGCTCGGTCCACGGCATTGCCGGACGCTTTGATTTAGTTCCCGCTTCCATAAGCACCTCGGGAGCGGTTGACTGCTCTTTGAGCCACAACTGGAACTTGTCGGACTCAACCATCAGATTCATTCGCTTAATCCGCTTTCCCCACAACCATAGGAACAGATCACTCCAGAATGATTTAATTGATCTAATGGACTCCAGAGGAGGCTGTGAGCAAACAAGCACAGCCTCCGCTAGATCATTGGAGTTAATCTCACCACCTAGAACGTAAGGAGATCGCAGTCTTTGCAGCAATATCGCGTGACCTACAGTGTAGGGGACGAGTCGAACCCCAAGCACCACTGGTGCTGGAGGTCCGCTCTCTGCGAGTATCTTTGCAAGTTCTGACACGATTACAGAGTGAATACAGCGGCGTTGCCAGCAAGAGACGGATACTTTACGACTGTTACAGTGACCATCACCTTACCGCTGTTAGTGAACTTAACGCTTCCACCACCTGAATAAACGTAATTTCCATCAAGTGAAACACCACCAATGGTCACGCCATCGCTGGAAGCAATCGTAGCGTATCCATTCACAGCGGGAAGACCTGCTGCAAGCTTGGCTTGAGCAAAATCCGCAGCAGAAGGGATAAACGTCACGCTGAGACTAATGCGCTCGTTTGCCGAGACTTGAGCCACAACCTCACCGGCGGAATTCTTAATCTGCTCAACGTCCGCTTCGTGTGAAGCATCGTAGCTTTCAATTGTACTGATCGCTCCGGTTGTTAGAGCGACTCCCGCAGGAGTAAAAAGTGTAATGGTTCCTTTTGAACCATAGACTAGGGCTAGACCTTTTGAAACTGCCATTTTGTGTTAGTGTTAAGTGGTTTCGTTTGCTGCTGCGAAAATTGTCATGGATCTCGAAAAAGTTCTAGCTCTTTCGCTGATGTCGTTGATGCCAAAGTCAACTGGAACCGCGAATTGCGCGTTAAAGCCTCCCGAGGGATCAGTGTCTAGTGCGTCTAACTCCGCAATGTTGCCGTCAACGTAGAGGTATTGCAGGAGATTCTCAAAGATTTGCACAATCGCCAGAGCTTGAGCCTCCGAGGTATCGTCTGCGGATAACTGGAGCGTAGCGGTTATGTCTACCTCGCAAGTGCGGTCTAAAGGATGAACCGCAACCGCAGTCGATGCGCGAACAACGATGCGAGGAAATGCTGGCATCGAGTCCTCTAAGTCTGGATCTGCAAACGCGCCGTGACCGTAGCTTGTGAGACAATTCGGAGTACCAATAGGAGACTCTGACCAGTCTTCAGCGGCCAGCCAGTCAACTAGAGCGCGTTCAGTGCGTAGGGCTACAGCGTTCATGTGACGGTAATTCCTTTGGATTCAGACCCATCAAAAGCGGCTTGGAGTGCTGCGGCAATGTGGTTTTCAAGCTCACGGGCTTCGTCGTTGTAGGCTTGCTGCATTGCTTTGGCGTAGATTCCTTCGACGGTTCCAACCTGATTGTCAGCTAATCCAATGTTCATGCGTACCTGACTTGATGGATTAATTCCAGATCTAGCTTTTTGCGTATTAGCTGACGAGCCTTTGTGCATTGCTACGTTCTCCTGCGGCAAGCCGTATTGATTTGCAAGACTGATCAACGCAGCATTTCCAGCCACTGACTTAACACCAGCGGAACCCTTCTTTGCGCGTCTAGTTCCTCCAAATTGTTGGAAGGATGGGGACAGTTTTTTGATCGCTTTGGTTACAGCGGACTTGAGGTAACCAACAGAACCAGCAGCGCGACGGCGTAAAGCTCCCGCAGCCTTTCGCATATCTGCACCGTAGAGACCGGGTTTTCCAGCCTTCGCGTTCTTGGCTTGCGCGATCAAGTGAACCACTCGCAACTGTCGAGATTTACCAACTCGCTTGCCGGTCTTCTTGTCAAAGCGATCCGCTCCAACTGGTCGATTGAAATAATCGAGAATCTTGTTACGAGCCGCTTGGGGAGACTTTGGAGGCAACAAGCAATAGAGCCGCAGCATCAAGAAAAACGTGCGAGCGTTGACGGCATCAGCAAGAGATCGCTTGGTCTTGGGGAGGTACTCCTTCCAAGCCGCATCAAACCTCGACGTATCAACTGTGACGGTTGGAGTCATTTGGTTTTAGAGCCAAGTTCAAGAGCATAGTAAGCTCCAGATCCGTCTCGCTTGGCAGACATAATCCGCATCTGGCGACCGTCGTAAGTGAGAAGGCGACCTACCACCGGAATCATCTTCCCAAAAGTCAGAAGCAATCGGTCTGTGTTTTCTTGGAGAAGAAAGCTTCCACTCTCCTGCAAGAGTCGGTCAGCGGTGGAGCCAACGTCACAAGACCAGACCGCAGCGTCAACGGTTACCAATGTTGAGTCAGCCAAACGCCAGTCGGAAAACTTAACTAGCACTCGCGCTTGGACGTTGTCCTGAAACCCACCGGAGACAACCGAGTTAGCGTCAGTAATCGCAGCGGGTAGACAGCGCACCAGCACTCCCTGCCACAAGAACGACGGGTTCCCCATCGCGCTTTGTAGCACAGACATCCCCAACTGGAGACTAGTGGCTATTAAGTTCAAGCGGCGTGGAAGTAGACTCCGGTGACAATTAGTGTAGATCCAGACTGAACTTGAGACGCTAGGGAAGAAGCGTTGCCGTTTTCAAAATGAACAATCTCAGCGTAAGATTGACCGGCAATTACACTGCCTTCGATTTCAGTCTTAGCGTTTGCGGCAAGACCGTTAGCTTGAACTCCAACAGCCGCAGCGTAAGTCGATATATCTGGGATGCTCAATCGCAGGGAGCCAGAAGCTGTACCGCTTGCGGCGGTTACCGACAGCGAAACAGAAAACCAACGCAGATTTCCGATCTCCGTATATCGCGCGGAATTGATCGTGACGGTGTACGTTCTACCACCACCGGAATCTGTTAGAGTCGGAGTGTAAGCGGTCGCGGTATTAAGACCCGAGATATCGGTGTACAACTCCGTAAAGTTGTCATTAGCTTTGATCCAACTCCCGCGCAACGTATCACCGTTGTTGTCGTTTGCGGTTGATCCGACATTGATAACTTGTTGTGACATATCAGTCTTTCGGCAATGCGTACCAACCTTCGGGAAGCGTTATGCGGTTGCTGGAGCGAACGGAAACGCCATCCGCTCCTTTGACCCATACTTTGGCTTTGACGCTCTCAGCAAGCCTCACCGGCTCACCGTGAGGCACCATAACCACGCGAGACCCACAGCCGCAACTAGCGATTAGACTTAGCAATACGATCCAGCAACTTCTTTTTGAGGTCTGGATCTCGTTTTGCGTCTTCAACGGTAGGTGGTGTTTGAACGAAGCCAGTCAGCCACTTGAGCAGAGCGGTTACGATCTGTTCGATGAAATTCACTCGGGCTTTTTGTCAGCGTCTTTTGCGGCGATCAACCCAAAGCCAATGGTCACAGCAGCAATAGTCGCAGCAAGATCAATGTTGGTCGTAGGATCACCATCAAACAGAGATTTCAAAGCACCGCCAACGGCAACCATGATTGCGCCAACACCGGCAAGAGTAGTTTTCCAGTTCATTTTTTGAAGGTTTTATACAGACCGATTGATGCTGCGACAAACGCTAAAACAGCGGCTCCAAGCTGGAACCACTGAGTTAGTTGAGGAATAAAAGAAACCGCACCAGCAGCGGCAGCGGTCGCTAGAGATATTCCAACTCCGCTGCTGTTGTTAGTGTCGGTTTGCATTACTCGGATTTAGGTTGAGCAGCGTTGACGATTAGATCAACAAGCGGCAAAGCAACTTTGGCGTTTTGAATGCCTCCAGCTTTGACTGCAATATCAATGAGTTGCAGCAAACCGTTGGCTTGTTCTTGGGTCAGTTTTACAGTGATTTCCATATTAGGCGACGGGAACTTCAGCCACAGCAACTATCTCCGCAACCGGCACCCACGGCAACGGCGGAGCAATCACCGGAGGATTGATCTGGTTCTCGATCTGGAGCGTCACGTTCGCCTCAATAGCCGCTTGATCGACTCCGTTCTGATAGCACCAGTCCAGCACCTGCTCGGGCTGAAGGTCGGGATAGGGAGTGAACGAACCGGTGGGCGGCGCGAAGCTGCACGAGCCGTAAGCGGTGCCGTAGTAGGTCTTCGCGTCGTCTCCTGTGCCGACAGTCTCAACGCCGTTGCACCGCCAATCAGCGGTAACAACCACGTTGGTGTAAGAGCCTTCGGTGGGCTTAACGAGAAGGCGTTCGATGATCCAAGAGATGTTCATGGTGGTGTTCGATTAAGCAGCAGCGATGGTGGTGACGGTGCCGGAGCTTCCACGGTACTTCAGCGCACCGGCTTCGACGTAGAGTTGACCTCCAGCGACGTTCGCAGTCGGAGCGGTGCCGTTGGCAATCTGGATGGTCTTTGCAGCGGTGGTTCCGGCGGTGGTCAGACCCACCAACAAATTCCCACTCGCATCCAGCGTCATCGCTGGCGTGAAGGTGATGGCGGTGCCAGCGGTTCCGGTGCCAGCAATGCTCCAAGAATGGACACCCGAAAGCTGTTGATAGTGTGACGCT